AACTTAGAGTAACCGATACGAGCCTCGATAAGTTTTTGTATAGGGTCTTGGAATAAACCTAAGTTGCCCCACTTGTCAACGAATGGTTGTAGTATATCCTCATTGAATAACCAAGTGTCAGACTTAGCTGGATCAGTATACCCTGAGATCATACCATTGTGCACGAATGCAAAGTTGTCATTGATCTTGTATGGATGACAGTTAGCCTCATTAATTAAGCCATGAGTCTTGATACGGAAATGTATCACACACTCTTTCTTCTTATCACGACGATATGATTTCCAGAAGTCAGCGAAAGAGAAGAAACCTTTCTTTACATATAGCTTACCATTCTTGTGGAACATATAGCCAGCACCATCAGAGTTAGCTTTGTAACACTGAGCTAGAGTTTCTTGAGGAATCTCTTTACCCTCTGGTTTATAAATAGCGATACACATTATGCGAATCCTTTCAAGCAGTTAGATAATTCAGGATATGATTTACGATTGTTAAGGACCCAATGCATAAAGCTACGATGTCCTGTAAGTTGTTTGAGTGGCATATTAACTTGAGCTGGTTGACAGTAGTCAGTCAATGCTTGACAGAACTCTAGTCTAGCAGAGAACTCCTCCCAATTCTTAGGTGTGCTAAAGATACGGAACTCAATAGTATCACGATTAGATAAGTTAAGTGCATTGTATCGTTCACCTTGTTGCCCATTGATGAATGGGAAGGTAACAGATCGACCAGTAATTCTAGCATACTGATTGTCAATACGACCAGCGATGTGAGCAATGAATGCTTTGTTATCCATACGATTAAGGAACTCAGTCATCTTACCAATAGTAAATACATTGAGAGGCTTGCGACTCACATGCACATGCATACCTGTGTTCTTGTCAGGGAATAGACCAAGAGAACCATATGAACTATAGAACTTCTTGAACTCCTCAAGGTGAATGTCTAGAGTAGCAGGACAAGTAACAATCTCAAAGCCATTCTTGATAGAGCCATCAGCTTTCATAATGGCATGACCCTGTAAAGCTTTACCTACCTTGATCTTAGATACATCACGATCATCTGACTCATACTCTAACTCTATACCTAGATATACAGTAGAAGGTTTAACATTCTTAGCTTTGAACTTAAGAAGCTCAGGAACTTTGGTGCTGTAGTTGTGTATCTTGTATAGATTCTCATTACACTTGTGACATGCCCCATCTATGATAGATAAGTCAGGAACCTCACGATGACACACTGGACACTCACACATAGTAACTTCACTACGTTTGTATACCCTACCTTGGATAAGACACTCGTCATCCCGTAAGAATATGTAACCGTGTTGATACTCGTGACGATTGAATCCAAAATCTGTAGGAGAATTAGCACCATGAACCTGACGAATACCCTCAGAGAACTGATAACCTCTACCTAAGTAGTATGGGAATACTCCCCCTGTCAAGTGGCATTTGAATAGTTCTATGTTAAACATACTACTCATGTAAGCTACAAGAGCACCAGCATCTGCAATTATTACTTCAGGTTGAGCAGCTATACAATGATTAAGTAATTCATGAGTGTATCCACTTTTACACCATCTTTCAGAATTTAAACGCTTGGATACTTGTTTATAGATACCCTTACGAATAGTCCCATTCTTTGAGAATAGTTTAACTGGATTAGATTTGTAATACATAGCATCTACTGTAGCATTCTCACCATCCCAACTGTTACGGATGTGGACTAGCCCAGCTGCTGCTGATACTGTAGAATTGTAATCACGAATCCAGCCTTGATTGCTGACTGAGAATACATGATACCATTCTTCATTGATGATAGTCATACTACTAGTAAGAGATAGCGCACTACCTTTGACATAGTATCTCTTAAGAGTTACTTCTCTACCATAACTGTTGAATCCCTCTTCTATCTCCATCTTAAAGTCTGGATGTAGATTGGGTATTTCACATCTGTTTTTAACGAACTGGCTGTGGGTAAACGGTCTCATTTACTTGCTCCTTAGATATAATTGATAAACTCGATACTAACTGTATCAAGGTCTTACGGTCTAACTTACTACCAGTATTTTTAGGAAGCCTGTTAAACTTCTTAAAATACGCATGACAGTATATCTCATTAAGAGTATCTGTCGAATAACTAGAGAGATTCATAATAATCCCTTTCTCCTGTTAAAATACTGTGTTCCCCATTCCTATCCGTAAGGACTACATAACATACATTTGATGAAATGTCAACAGATATAAGAATAATTAACACACTCACTAACACTAATAGAAGTTTCATATTAGATTATAATTTGTAATCGAAGAACTTGCTAGATCTAGCTTTAGCTTTTCTTCGTTCTAAGATACTAATACAAAAATCACATACAGCAAACACACCGATAAGAAACATAATAAATACACACAATAAGATGTAGTTTTCCATTTTAATATCCCCATTGCTCTTTTGATATTCTACTTCTAAAGATATCTACTTCTTTATAGATATCATCTAAGCCTATGTTGACAGGCTCACTATCTAACATTCTCCAACCTTCTTGCCAGAGATAATCAGACAGTTCAACTACTGGCTGAATCTCGTTGGTATATTTATTTATAACTCTCATGTGATTAAATCTCCTTAATATAATTCATAGCGAAAGAGGAACAATCTCCATATGTTTGGGATAACTTCTTATTAGCCTGTTTAACTGCATCTTCCATAGATTGAGCTTCTATATAGAACTCTACTTCTCTATGGAACTTATTAATTCTACTTATAAACAACACTTCATAACTAATCAACCCCATATATGACCGTCTCTTTCTCTCTCTACAATTAATAGATAACTCGTTAGAGAGAACCGAAGTCCTCTCCAACTTAGCGTGATTAGGCTGTAGTGCCATTACTGCGTTCACGAGCTTCAGCTAACTTCTTTGCTTTCGCACGGATGTCTGTCACTTCGTCACGAGCATCCATTAGCTCTTGGAACAGAGGAGATTTGTAGCGAAGCATAGTAGCTAACGCATCACCGAGTAACTGTTCTGCTAGGTATAGTTTAAGTCCGCTGTTAGCGTTCTCCATTACTTTGTTGTATTCATTGAAATCAAATTGCTGTGTTGCCATGGTAGTTCTCCTTTGTTGATGTGGCGGTTGCCACATGCGTTAGAAACACAATGACGGTGAGAAGTCAAGCGTTAGAGCCTTATGTAGGCTAAAGACACGTAGAGCATTGACGATGGGTTTCCGTCGATGCTCTAGGTGTCTCTTAGCTACTTAGGCTATAACGCTTGATCTTTGAGACGGCATTGTGTTTCTATCGCTAATGAGGCACCGCTACTCAACAAAGGTAGTACTACCGGCAACACAGCAATTTGGTTTCAATGAATGCGCTTACAACGAAGTAATGGAGAAGGATAACGGTGGTTACTTAAACTTCCTAGCAGAGCAGTTACTCGGTGTTGCGATTAGCTACATGCTTCGCTACAAATCTGCTCTGTTCCAAGATAAAGCTAATGAGATGATCGTGATGAAGTGGCAGAGATACGATGCGAAAGCTAAGAAGTTAGTTGAAGCTCGAGGGTTGAACGCAGTAATGGCACGGAATGCCTAAGCACGCTAAGTTGGTGAAGAGGACTCGGTTATCTCTAACGAGTTATCTCTCTATAAAATTACTTTAAACAACAACAACTTATCTAGATATTAATACAGCTACTAAATACCTATAGAGGTACCACACTACACATATCTTCTTCACCTAACAGACAAGACAATATGATACGCATGAGTAACAGTTAGACAATGCTACTTAACATTGACTTCGTTACTAGGTCACACTACTAGATCAACATAGGGGGGGGTGTATATAGCACGGATGTGGATTTTAATGATGTATCACAACACACACAACAAAGGGTAAAATAGAACGTATCCGCATAATGTGGTATCTATAGGCTAGAACGAAGTGGAAAGAAAGGAGGGAAGTAGAGGTGATATAGACTATATCGATCTGCGACATTACTACTTAGTAGAAATCTCTTTCTATTTAAAAACGGAAGTTTTAGAAGTAGAGTTTCTCTAATTGATCAATATAAGAATATTATATCATATTTCTAATCTAAAGTCAATATCCTTTCTCTAGAAAATAAATAAATACTTTCTTCTTTAGAATTTACTTGACTTTTAGTTTCTTCTATGTTATAATGATTACATAGTTAGTTAGATTTTCTATTGGAGCGAAGCGACATGCCATACATGACGAACGGCAAACGAGATTATAAAAAAGAGTTAGAGTGGGAAAAGACCTCTAGTACTAAACGTGTTAAAGATCGTGCTGCTCGTAACAAGGCTCGTAAAGAAGCTGGACTTAAAGTTGGGGATCCAAGACAAGCTGATCACAAGAAACCTCTAGACTCTGGTGGTTCTACTAAGAAGTCTAATGTCCGAGTTATCTCGGCTAAAGCGAATGCAGATAAAGAAGTAAAACGTAAACGTTCTAAACCAGGAAATAACTAAGGAGATATAGATTATGGTAGCACCATTAGTAGGAGCATTAGCACGAGCAGCAGTAGGTTTAGCTGCAAAACAAATGGCTAAGAACTCTGGGAAAGAAGTAGCTAAGAAAGCTGCAGTAGAAGCTGCTAAGAAAGAGGTACGTCCTGCTGTAGCTAAATTTGAAAAGAAATATAAATATGAACCAGGTGAGTATGTAGAAGCTGTAAAGAAACATGGACTTCCTACAACAAAAGGAGAGTTAGGTAAAGCTAATCGAGCAGTCACTAAAGGTAATAAAATAGATCCAGGAGTTACAATAAAAGGAAATCAATCTTATTATACTAATAAAGCACAACAATATTCTAAAAAAACTTCTGAAGGCTATGATGGCGTTAAGTTTCTTAAAGACTAAATAAATGACGGAAACAATTGATACGGCAAAGGCTACACAAAAGCCTCGTAGAAAGGGTAGGAGAAGTAGAGAGGAGACTAACAAGATTAGAGCTGCTCTTGGGTTAACCGTTAAGGTTGCTCCCCCTAAAAGGGACTACACTCCACCTGCTATTCTACCAGAGAAGACTAAGGCTAAGTCGCAAGAGATTCTTGCTGCTATGCTTACAGGTAAGAGTACTCTTGTAGTAAAGAAAGTAATGGATAAAGCTTTAGATGACAATGACTCTGATCAGATGGCTTGTCTCAAACTGCTTATAGATCGTATGATCCCTACATCTTATTTTGAGAAAGAGAATAAGGGTAACAAGGGGATTACCATTCAGATCATGGGCGTAGGTGAAGTAGGTATAAAAGAAAACGAAGAACCAATTGAAGCAGAATACGTAGAAGAGGAAGAGATAGAGAATGGATGAGAGTAATGGATTCACTCAGTATGGTCTAGTTCCTAATGGACCTTTAAATCTATCTAAACGATTAGGAAATATGTCACTCTCTGTTCTTGGAGATCTAACTAATAGAGTTTTACAAGGTGATGTGTCTTATGATGGACAATATGGTTCAGTAGGTGCTTCTCAAGCAATAGGTGGATCTACTAATATAAGAGGAGCCTACTATACACCTGAGGCTGAGTTATCTGCTTCTGGTACTACAGCTGGTATAAATAATATAAGCTATGCAACTGGTCCCTATAATATGGGAACTGATACTAAAGGTAATTACTATGGTAGTTATCAAGGAGATGGGTTCCAAGTGAATGCTACTGATAAATCTTTAGATACTTCCTTCCAGATCCCTATGGTAGATAAGAGTAATGATATGACTGCTGGTTTTAGGTATGATGGTTACTCTAAGACTCCTGAAGTATATGGACAATTTCATAAACAACTCTCGGATAATGGATTTGTAGATGCTTCTGGTAGACTAACTCCTAAAGGTTATGACCTTATGATCCAAGGTGGATTCTCCTTCTAATCTATGGCAAATCTACAGGTTAAGTTACACGAAAAACAATTAGAGATATTCAACGATCCACATAGGTTCAAAGTAGTAGCAGCAGGTCGACGCTTTGGTAAGTCTCGACTAGCAGCTTGGACCTTGATCATTGAGGCACTGAAGAGTACTGAGAAGGATGTGTTCTACGTAGCACCTACTTATCAGCAAGCCAGGGATATTCTCTGGTCTCTTCTAAAAGAAATAGCAAGGGATGTGACAGCATCTGCCCACGAGAACACTTCGGTGTTAACTTTAATTAATGGGCGTAAGATTTATCTTAAAGGTTCAGATAGACCAGATACTCTTCGGGGTGTAGGTTTAGCATATGTAGTGATCGATGAGTACGCTGACATGAAACCTCAGGTATTCGAACAGATCTTAAGACCAGCTCTAGCAGACGTTCGAGGTGGTGCTTTGTTTATTGGTACTCCTAAAGGTAGGAACCACTTCTACGAACTGTTTAAGTACAGTGAGGGTGAGAAGGATCCTGACTGGAAGTCGTTCCACTATACTTCTTATGATAATCCTCTTCTTCCTAAGGATGAGATAGAAGCAGCTAAGTTGTCTATGTCTAGCTTTGCGTTTAGACAAGAGTTTATGGCTTCGTTTGAAGCTGCATCACGAGATCTATTTAAAGAAGAGTGGGTACACATAGATGAAGAAGAACCTAGTGAAGGTCGTTATTTCGTTGCAGTTGACTTGGCTGGCTTTATCAATGTGGATAAAGAGTCTGGTAATAAGAATAAAAAACTAGATGAGACAGCTATTGCTGTAGTTAAGGTACACGATGGTGGTTGGTGGATTGCTGATGTACTCCATGGTAGGTGGGATATTAAAGAGACTTGTTCTCAGATAATGTCTGCAGTTGTTAAGTATGAACCTGTAGCTGTAGGTATTGAAAAAGGGAGTCTAAAGAATGCTGCACTACCTTACCTTACTGACCTTATGCGTAGGCACAATCACTACTTTAGGATTGATGACGTTACTCATGGTAATCAAAAGAAAACAGATCGAATTGTCTGGGCTCTCCAAGGTCGCTTTGAACACGGAAAAGTCTCGTTAAACTATGGGGCTTGGAACAATGAGTTTATTGATCAATTAGTCAACTTTCCTAACTCACAGTTACATGATGACTTGATTGATGCGGTAGCATACATAGATCAGATACAGATAGTAGAATACTTTCACGATTACGATAGTGAAGAGCAGTACGAACCTTTAGACAGAGTTAGTGGATTTTAAAAGAGGATAGATAAATGAGTTCTAATAAACTAGTAGATTGGATTAACGATAATGTCTCTGAGTGGCGAGACCACCGTGATGATAACTATCTCTCTGACTGGAAAGAATACGAACGTTTATGGCGTGGTATCTGGGCTGCAGAGGACTCTACTCGTAACTCAGAGCGTAGTCGTATTACTTCTCCTGCTCTACAACAAGCTATTGAGAACCACACGGCTGAGATAGAAGAAGCAGTTTTTGGACAAGGTGATTATCTATTCGACATCGAAGATGATATGAATGATCAGAATCCTGCAGATATAGAGTACATGAAACGCTACATGAAGGAATGTTTCAAGAAGAATAAAGTACGCAAAGCAGTTGGTGATGTAATTCTTCTAGCTTCTATCTACGGTACGGGTATTGGTGAGATTACTGTTAAGAAGACTAAAGAGATCTATCCTACTACACAACCTATTGAAGGTTTAGATGTATCTGCAATTGGTGTACAAGAAGTAGAGAAAGTACGAGTAGCTCTACGTCCAATTAATCCTCAGAACTTCCTTATAGACCCTAATGCGACTTCTATTGAAGACGCTATGGGTGTAGCTATTGAAGAGTTTGTATCAGCACATTCTGTAGCACAAGCTATCAATCAAGGTATCTACCGTGATGTAAAAGACTTAGGTGATGACTCTACTCCAGACAGTGATCTAGAAGCTAGTTTTATTGACACAGAGTATAATGATGATAAGATCCGAGTACTACGTTACTATGGTCTAGTTCCTAAAAATCTACTAGAATCTGCTCTTAAAGAAGATGGAGATATTGTTAGTCTATTTGGTGATGAGGATGAGTCTGGTGAAGTAAGTGAGTTAATGGAAGAGTATGGTGATCTAGTAGAAGCAGTAGTAGTAATTGCTAATGAACACTCTCTTCTAAAAGCAGAGAAAACTCCTTACATGATGAAAGATCGTCCTGTAGTTGCTTATCAAGATGATACTATCCCTAATCGTTTCTGGGGTCGTGGCGTTGCAGAGAAGGGCTACAACATGCAGAAAGCTATCGATGCACAGCTACGTAGCCACTTAGATAGTTTAGCCCTTGCAACCGTGCCTATGATGGCTATGGATGCTACTCGTCTACCTCGTGGTAGTAAGTTTGAAGTACGTCCAGGTAAAACTATTCTTACTAATGGTAATCCTCAAGAAATCTTGATGCCATTTAAGTTTGGTTCAGTAGATGGTGCTAACATTCAGACAGCACAACAGTTCGAACAGATGTTATTACAAGCTACAGGTACTATGGATACTGCAGCAATGCAGACTCAACCTGAAGGTGCTAATATGTCGTTTGCTCTTTCTGCTATTATCAAGAAAAATAAACGTACTTTAGTAAATTTCCAAGACAGTTTCCTTATTCCATTCGTAGAGAAGGCAGCTTGGAGGTTCATGCAGTTTGATCCTGAGCACTTTAAGACACAAGATTGGAAGTTTATTCCTTCTTCTACTCTAGGTATGTTAGCTCGAGAAGTAGAACAACAACAATTCATCAATTTAATGAAGACTCTAGGTCCAGATAGTCCTCTAGTTCCTATTTTAATGCAAGGTGTCCTAGAAACTTCTAACTTAGCTAACAAAACTCAGCTATTACAGCAGTTAGCTCAAGCACAACAACCAGATCCACAGGCACAACAGATGCAAATGCAGCAAGCACAGCTACAAATGGGTCTAGTGGCAGCACAAACTGCAGATCTTAACACTAAAGCAGGCAAACAACAAGCAGAAGCTCAACAAATTGCTGTTGAAACACAGCTTGAGCCTGAATTAGTAAAAGCTAAACTAGTTGCAGCTCTATCTACTAACCTAGATGCAGGTCAAGGTGACGATAAAGAGTTTGAACGTCGTGTTAAAGTTGCTGATCTCCTACTAAAAGAGAAAACTCTTAATCTAAAAGCAGTAGATAGTGCACAAAACAGGGAAATTGTCAAGATGCAAATGAATAGTAAAAATAACTCTTGACTTTTAAATAATCTTATGGTATAATCATTATATAAGTAAAGCTATTATAACACATTCTTATGAAAGGTGCAATAGTTTGGAAAGAGAATTACAAGATTATTATGAAGAACGATTTAGTACGATGTCTTCTAAAGGGTGGAAAGATCTAATAGAAGATGTGGAAAAGATGTATGAAGCAACAAACCAGATAAGTAGTACTGATAACTTTGAGGGGTTCCATAAACGTAAGGGTCAACTAGATATCTTACAGTGGATTCTCTCTCTACAACAAGTATCAGAACAAGCCTATGAGGAGTTGCTTAATGCGGATAATGCTTGATTTTAAGTGTACTGTTTGTGAACATACAGACGAACGGTACGTAGATAATACAACAGAATACACTGAGTGTTCTATATGCAATAGTAAAGCTACTCGAATGATTAGCACACCTACTATTTCATTAGAAGGATACTCAGGTAGCTTTCCAGGTGCAGCAGCCGCTTGGGAAAAAAAGCACAGAATGGCTGCTACCCCAAGAGATTAGCTACGATAGCCAAGTAACTAGTTCCTTTCCTAAAATGCTTATATGCACAGGAGACTTAATATGGCACAAGTAATAGATGAAGTTTTAATTAATGATCTAGAGACTGACTCAATTGATAGTATTGACAACTCGGAAACTTTAGATACCTCAGCTAGTAAAGAAGAGGTTGTAGACGATCTACCAGAGAAATACCGTAACAAATCGCTAAAAGATATTATCGCAATGCACCAAGAAAGTGAAAAGCTAATTGGTAAACAAGGTAATGAAGTAGGCGAACTACGTCGAACAGTAGATGACTTTATTAAAACGCAAACTTCTAGAAACTTACAGACAGATGTAGAAACAGATCTTAGTGATGACGACTTTTATAGTGATCCTATACAAGCAACTAAACGGGCTATTGATGAACATCCTGCAATCAAGGATGCTAAACAACAGTCTATAGCTATGAAACAAGCAGCAGTCCAAAATAAGATTGCTACGAAGTATCCTAACTTCCGTGAAATTGCAACAAGCCAAGAATTTGGTAATTGGGTAAATGGATCAAAAGTACGAATAGAGTTATACAACAGGGCACAGAATGATTATGATTTTGACTCTGCTGATGAACTACTTTCTACTTGGATTGAACGTCAGGAGTACACTAAGAAAGTAACTGATACCTCTAAATTAGACCGAGAGCAACAACTTAAATCGGCAGATATGGGGACATCAGGAGCTACTGAAGCTACATCAAAAAAGAAATATCGTCGAAGCGATATTATTAAACTTATGCAAACCGATCCTGATCGATACGATAGTATGGCAAACGAAATTATGATTGCCTATCGAGAGAACAGGGTAATATAAAAACAATTTAGAAAAGGATTTACAAAATGGCTTTAGGCTCAAATCACGTAACAAATACTACAGGCGCATCCTTCATCCCAGAAATTTGGAGTGATGAGATTATCGCTGCTTATAAGAAATCTCTTGTAGCAGCTAACCTATTTAAGAAAATGTCTTTCTCTGGTAAGAAAGGTGATACTATCCATATCCCTTCTCCTACTCGTGGTGTAGCTTCTCTTAAAGCTGCTGAAACACAAGTAACTCTACAAGCAGCTACTGAAACAGAAGTACAAGTATTAGTAGACA